GGGTGAGGCATGGATCCTGGAGTGACTGGATGGTGATTAGACACCTTCATCCTGTCACTGCAGGATCCTTTGACGTTCCTGTCCCCAGCCCCTACATGTTGCGGTGCCCTACCCCGACGGCTTAACACTCGCTACGCACTCCGGAAGACGAAGGGCCGTCAGTCCTCGGGAGTCCATCAACTATCACGACTCGATGATGGCGAAGGCGGTGCTCGCGCACTTCCTGAACCTCGACGGCGGTGGCGGATCCTACGCCCTCGCCGAGACCCAGTCGGACCTTTTCATCCAGTCGCTGCAGACCATCGCGGACTGGATCGCGGACACCGCCACGCAGCACATCGTGGAAGACCTCGTGGACCTCGCATTCCCGGACTGGTCCGGGGTGTGCCCGCGCATCGTCGTGGACCCCATCGCCTCGAAGAAGGAGTTGGCGATGGATGTCCTGGCGACGCTGGTGGACAAGAAGGTCATTCAGATGGACAAGCCTCTCGAGGAGCATGTGCGTCGTGTGTCCTCGTTGCCGGCGAAGCGACCGTTCAAGGAAGCCGTCGACGCCGGTGATGCCCTGCCGAAGGACGAGCAGGCGAAGAGCGCGGACCCTGAGCAGCTGTCGAAGCTCGCTGCGGCGCAGAAGACACTGATCGAGTCCGGCATGTCTGCGGAGGACGCGGCGAAGATCACCGGTCTGGACAAGCTGCTTGAGGATGATCCCGGCGAACCGCCGGGGGAGGAGGTGGTGCCTCGTGAGTGAGGTTCTGCTGTACGGCGAGATCGGGTGGGAGTGCACTGCGTCGGACATGGTCCGGCAGGTGCAGGACGCTGAGGGTGATCTCCTGGTCCGCGTTAACTCGCCTGGTGGCGATGTCTACGACGGTCTGGCGATCATGAACGCGCTGCGGGCGCACCAAGGAACCGTCACTGCGGTGGTGGAGGGCCTGGCCGCTTCGGCCGCGTCGTTCATCGTCGTCGGCGGCGCTGACCGGGTGGTCGTCCGCCCGACCGCGGAGATCATGATCCATGACGCTATGAGCTTCGTTGGCGGGAACGCTGCGGAGATGCTCGCGGCGATCACGGACCTGGAACGGATCTCCGACAATCTCGCGTCGATCTACGCCGACCGTGCCGGTGGTGATGCCGCCGAGTGGCGGGATCGGATGAAGGCCGAGACGTGGTTCTCCGCACAGGAGGCGGTGGACGCTGGTCTCGCTGACGCGGTGGAGGACGGACGGCCGGCCGAGTCTGACCGCGTTCCGGTGTCGGCACTGTCCCGGACTCGGGTCGCCGCGAAGTTCCGCTATCAGGGTCGCCGGGCTGCCCCGGCACCCGACACAACCAGCCCTCCGGGGCATGAGCGAAAGGAGCTGCACGTGAGTGCACTCGCTGACCTGGCCCGTGAGATGGGTCAGGACGAGAACAAGATGAAGGCGGCTCTCGGTCGCTTCCTGAACGAGGAGGTCACTCTGACCTCAACCATCGACATCACCTACCCAGAGGGCACCACCGTGGTCCCGACCGGTTCGGTGACCGTCGAGCCGAGTGGTGGTGAGCCGACCCCTCCGGGCCTGGTCTTCGCCGTGGGTGAAGCGCCTGAGGGTTGGTCGGCTGAGGTGGAGGAGGCCACGGGTGTCCTCACTGTCACCGCCCCCGCTGGTGCGGAGCCTGACGAGGAGGTCACCGTGACCGTCACTGTCACTGGCAATGATGAGCCGGTGGAGCTGCCTGTCACCATCACCGTGAAGTCCGCTTCCGGTGACGGCGAGGAGTCTCCCACCACTGATCCCGCTACGGCACCTGCCGGACCGGAGATGGTCACCGTCCCCGCCGACACTCTCGCTGCTCTGCAGGTCGCCGCGAAGTACGGGTGGGCTGCGAAGGAGCAGGCGGAAGATTCCGCCCTGGTCGCAGAGGTCGATGGGTTCATCCGTGACGGTCAGGCTGTCGCCGCGAATCGTCAGAAGATCATCGACGCGGCCCGGAAGAACCCGCAGGTTCTCGCCGACTACCGGCAGGTACCGAAGAACCTCATCCCGGTCCGGGAGATCGGCCACGGTCGTGATCCTGAGACCGCCGAGGAATCCGTGTCCACTGACCTTCGGTCCCGTGCCGCACGGTCCAACCTCTTCCCGAAGCCCCGGGTCTAACCCCCGGATCACAACACAGAAACGGAGGACAGTATGTCCAATCCCACTTTCTCTTCCGGCAACCTGACCCGCGAGGCAGGTAAGCCGGTCGTCAAGTTCCACCTCGTCAAGACCGTCGACGGGAAGGTCGAGCACAATGATGCCGCCACCTTCCCGTACGGTGCGGTCACCGAGTCCGCCGAGCCGAAGACCGACCCGGATATCAACGACACGACCCATGGTCTGCCGTTCATCGTCCGGGTCCACACCGAGCAGTCGGTGGTGAAGCTCGCCACCGAGGACACGTTCGCCCTGGAGGATGCGGTGTTCGCCGCGGCTGACGGTGCGGTCGCCAAGACCGGATCGGTGAAGGTCGGTGTCGCCGCTGGCGAGACTGACGGAGGTCTTGTGCGTGTCCACCTGTTCCACCCCGCCATCCTCGGCGGTGCCGGAGCGGCAGAGGGAAACGACTAGGGGGCGTCCTGCCCCTCACCCTGGGCTGACGCCCCTACCAATCCTTTCCGCGGGCAACCCCCTACCTCCCACAACGGAAGAGCCGGTTTTCTCATGCCCGCACGAATCCTCATGAAGGAGGACAATCATGGCCGAGCACCTGACCTCTGCCTTCGGCGGCGACACGATCACCGTCGACGAGGCGATCAAGGACCCGACTTTCATCCCCGAGCGCATCCTCGAGAACCTCGACGGCGCGTTCCTCGAAGCCGCACTGTTCCGCGACGGCGGTTCCAACGACGGCGTCGTCGCCTACCGCGAGGCAGCGTCCCCGTACCTCAACGACAACGCGGAGAACGTCGCCGAGTTCGCGGAGATCCCGGTCTCCGACCTCAACCGCGGCAAGCTGCAGAAGATCATCGGAGTCAAGACCGCTCTGGCGGTCCGCATTTCCTGGGAGATGCGCCGCTTCAACAAGATCGACATGCTGTCCCTGCAGACCACCGCGCTGCAGAACACCATGGTCCGCAACGGTGTCGAGGCAGCCCTCGACGCGTTCGACAAGTCCGGTGTCCAGCAGCTCGCCGTCGCATCCGACTGGGAAGACGCCAACGCTGACCCGGTGCGCGACATTCTCCGAGCCAAGCGCCTGATCTCCCTGGCCAAGTCCCCGGACGACGAGAACGCGCTGATGGGCTACAAGCCGGACATCATCGTCCTCAACGAGGCGACCCTCGACCTGGCGATGTTCTCGGAGTCCACCCAGAAGCTCTACCGCGGCAACGTAGCCGACCAGAACCCGCGCTACACCGGCGTGTCCGCCGACCGTCTCGCGGGCCTGCAGATCGTCACCAGCCCGTGGATCCCGGAGGGTGAGGTGTACGTCATGGAGTCCGGCACCGCCGGCTTCGTCTCCGAGGCGCAGCCTCTCACCCTCACCCCCCTGTACTCCGAGGGTGGGGAGCAGACCTACGGCGGCCCGAATCAGTCCTGGCGCACCGATGCTTTCCGGCACCGGATCATCGCCGTGGACAACCCCCTGGCCGTCGTGAAGCTGACCGGGGTGGAGCCGTGAGCCTGACGGCCCGCGTGTCCTGGCCAAGCGCCGGCGAAGGCGGTCGGACGATCTGGTACCGGCCCGGTGACCAGATCCCCGAGGACCACCCGAAGCGTGATTGGCTGCTCCGCCGCGGCATTGCCGTTGACGGTGAGCTCCATCCTGCCCCTGCTGCGGCTCCGGATGCGGTGGAGCCGAAGCATGCTGCCCCTGAGCCGGCTTCCGACGTGGAGCCTGAGGTGAAGCGCCCGGCCCGTGCCGCGTCGGTGGACATGTGGCGCTCGTATGCGGTGGCTCTCGGCATCGATCCGAAGGGCTTGTCGAAGCAGGAGATCATCGCCGCAACCCGATAGGAGGCTGCCATGCTCGTCACGCTTGATGACCTAGCTTCGCGCCTTCCGGTCGCCCTGTCGCCGGATGATGCGGGCCGGGTGGAGGTTCTTCTCGGTGATGCTGAGGAGATCGTCCGGGACGCGTTCGCCCGTGTGGGCCGTGACTTCGATGCTGAGGCTGCTGCGTCACCGTGGCTGGATCATGCCGCCAAGCGGGTGATCCGGGACATGGTCGCCGCGGCGGTGCTGATCGGCCCGTCTGTCGGCAAGTCGT